TGTTACAGGAACTGAATAAAATTGCAATTGTTCATCTGTTTCTTTTAGGTTTTGAAGATGAACTTGATAATTTTACTTTGGGTCTTACTAATCCATCCACTCAAGCTGATTTACTCAAAATTGATGTTTGGAAAGAAAAAGTTACACTTTATAAAGACATGGTATCTGACCCTGGGGGTGGAATTTCAGCAACCTCTACAACATGGGCTAAAAAACATATTTTTGGTTGGTCAGACGATGAAGTCAAATTAGATTTACAACAACAGAGATTGGAGAGAGCGGTCGGTGAAGAATTGAAAGCCACTCCAACAGTTATTACCAAAACGGGAATATTTGATAATCTAGATAAATTATACGGGTCAACAACGGGAGGAACACCAACTCAAACTGCAACCGAAACTGGAGGTGGATTTGAACCTTCAGGAATAGAACCAATGTCACCGCCATCACCACCCACACCTGAAGAACCTGCTGGTGGGGAAGCACCACCCGAAGGAGGCGAAGTTACACCGGAATCTAAATCTAAAGAACTGAACATTTTAGTTGAAAATAACTTTATTGAAGGTTCAACCAACATAGATTTGTCACATGGGCAAAATTCTTTGGGTGAAATTACCAAGCAGTTAGACAAGTTACTAAATTCCTAATATTTATTTGTAAACCTACAGTAATGACATTCGGACAGATAAAAACCGCCATAGAAAACCACTTGATTGAATCTTACAAAAGTGAAAAAGAATTCAAGAAAAGTATCAATGAATTTAAGTCTAATATATTGAATAATAAATCAATATCCAAACTTTATTCTGTCTATGACCAGTTATCTACAAATCAAGGTTTGAACGAAGGTGATGCTAAAGATTTTTTAGAAGAAGGATTATCTGTAATCAATAGAATTTTACCAACAGTAAAATTACCCAAACTTGCTAAAGAGACTACTAATAATAATTACAAAAATATTGACACACTAGTTTACACAAATAATTTAAATTTATCTGAACGCGTAAACGCTAAAAAGGAAATCATTCAAATTTTGAAATCTGAGAAAGAAAGTCTGAAGGAATCTATAAAGTTACCTGTTTCTAGTATGGTTAAAATTGCCAATCAGACATTAGAGAATTACATCACAAATATGGATGAAGATTCTAAAAAAGTTTTCATGAATGTGGTAAAAACAGATAGTAAAAACTTGAAGGAAGATTATCAAAACTTGAAAGAATCTACAATAGATAAATTAAAAACAATCCTCACAAACGAATCAGAACAGGAATTAAAATCTAAAATACAAGAGACTATAGAGAAAATTCAAACTCAGGATTTTAATCAGATGAACTATGTAAAATTAGTGAGTTTGGAAAAAAACCTATAGGTTCGTTTTCTTTCTTTGAGTATATTTTGCTTTTAGTAATGCTTTTCTTTTAGTAACAGACTTCTTTTCAAATTCTTTCTTTTCCAATAACTTTTGATTTTGTTTTGTCTTTATTACCTTAGATTTCAAAACTTTCAAAGCCTTCTCTAAATTTTCCGATTTGGTTATTTCGATAATCAACATATTTTATATATATTGTGTTTTTGACAATAAATAACTTTATGGTTACTTTTGTATCAAAATAAACTATGAAATATGAAAATGAATGAAAAAAGGAAAAAGTGTAAAACTAAATTTATTTACACCAATTAAATCAGTATACGGAACTGTGGATTCTAAAAATTTAAAGTCAATCTACATAAACATTCAATCTTGGGTTTGTCCGAAAATGGAGTATGATAATTGGAATAGAGTTGTTTGTAATTTGAATCGTGAAATAAAACACTCTGTATATAATTCGATAACTGAGGAAATTTTTTTAGAGAAAAATATCGTTGATTTAGATTTAAGAACGAGTGGTATAAACAAAGGAAAAAAATCTTTTTTTAATTTGGAAGTAAATTTATTCGTTTCTCAGGACTATGAATTCAAGTCACCAATTCTTAAAGAGGGTATCAAAAAAATTGTAAAAAATATCTATACTAATAATATTTCCAATAACAAATATTTTGATTTTTCGAAATCAAAAAATTAAACAATACTAGCAATATATTTATCTTTTAAAAGGAAGAATGAAACAACTCAGAATTTTAGAGGCACATGAAACAGGACATGGTATTTTAATAGAGATGGACGCTGGTTATGTTTCCCCAAGAGATGAACATAATGCAAATATGTTAAAAGAAGCTAAAAATTTGGATTATAGAAATCCTTTTGAATTTTATGCTGTACTTCAGAAGTATGACACCCCAAACAGAAATGGTAGGTTTTACCCAGAAAAAATTTTGAAGAGAGAATCCGATAGATATAAAAAAATAATTGAAAAAGGATTATCTACTTCTGAATTAAATCACCCTGAGTCTTCACTTATAGATTTAGATAGAGTATCACATCTTATCACTGATATATGGTGGGATAAAAATATTCTAATGGGAAAATTAAAATTATTGACAACTCCAGGGTTTCACGAGAGGGGGATAGTATCCTCTAAAGGGGATGTTGCAGCTAACCTTATGAGACAAGGTGTCACTATGGGGGTTTCATCAAGAGGGGTAGGGTCTTTGAAAAAGGTCGGGGAAAGAAATGAAGTTCAAGATGATTTCGAATTGATTTGTTTTGATTTGGTATCTTCACCTTCAACACCAGGTGCTTATTTGTTTTCTGATGTAAATGACAGACACAAGTACGAAGAAAATTTGGAAGAAGAAAAAAAGGTTAAATCAGACCCAACCACAAACAAATCACTTGATTTGATGAAAAAATTATCCGATTATTTAGGAAAATAATTTAACTATGGACGAAAAGTATTTTGTAGCAAAAATTCAATATGAATTACCCGACGAAACAACAGGGAAAATTAAAAAAATTAGAGAAGAAAAATTGGTGAAAGGTTTTTCAGTGACTGATGTTGAGGCCAAGGTTACAACAAGGTATCAATCTTTTTCTTATGATTGGCGAATAACCTCAGTTTCAGAGAGTAAAATTGATGAAGTAATAGAAAAATAAAAGTGGTCAAACGACCACTTTTTTTTTTGGTGATATTTATTGGTTATGGTAAAAAGAATAGTTGCATCAGGAAACATTGAAGGTGTGGATTATGATTATCTATATAATACCAATAGTTTCAACGACTACTTCAATTATCTTGATATATATAGGCCTTACGAATTGAGTTTTGCTAGTTTGTCTGAATTTCAAGATACAGGTTTAGAAACACAGGTGGTTTTTGATGTGACCTTTGTGGGTTTGGATAATATCACCAAAAGTTGTGTTGTTTTAGGTGTGGATTATAAAGACGTTTATAATTATATGTCACAGAATTTTGGTAAGGTAATAAAAATAAGTAAATCAAGTTTACAAATAACAAATATATAAGCCATGTTACCAATATACGAAGGACCTATAGCAGGAATAGACGGAGGAGGAGGTAAACAAGCCTTGGGTTATTGGAATGTTGTAGTTGATGATGGAACGACTCATGTATGGACAAATACTAACTCTGATTACAATAGTGCAAAACAAATTCGAAATATTGAGGCGTATTATAGTGCCAAAGGGACCTCTATAAGACAAATGAAATTCGTTGATGGGGGATATACAATTTGGGAAACCCCAAGAGAAGCAAAATTCTATCGTGTAAGAATATCTTCAAAGGACCCCAATAAATTCAAAAATAATTTGATAATTGCTGCAGAAAATTATGACGCAGCTTTAACCGCATCTTCCGCATTTGGAGTTACGAAAACCGTATCGGATAGTCCAATGATTTTTATGGGCTCAATAAAATAAATTTTATGGCAATTTACTTAGTAACAAAATTAAATAACGGGAAAAAAAACACTTATCTATGCAATGCCGCAAGTCCATCATCCACCCTATCGATTCCAGGAGAATATATACAAATAAGTTACGCAAATACTGACAATGTATTCAATATGAACTCAGGTCTGTCAATTTATAATGCCATTTATTTTGATGGTGGTGGAACAAAACAAAACGTTTATATAGCAGAAAGTTCATTCGACTCTGTGTTCGAATTTTTCAGAAGGAATTATGATATTACAGATTTTTTGTCCATAAACAAAACAGATTATGTTTGGTACGAACTGAGATAAAATTATGAATAACTATATAGTAAATTGGAGTAATGGAATTTCACAAGAAAATTTTCTTGTAGTTGCAGATTCTTTTGGTTCATGTGCCGACATTGTCATGTCAAAAAAGTCGGAAGAGGGTTTTATATTGTCCATATATAATACAACTTTATCTATTGACAAAAATATGGGTTCTAATGTGTATTATATTGGTATGGGTGACGGAAGTGAATTTTTTGTGACATCATCAAGTTGGCTCGAAACGAAAAATTGGGTCTACAGTGCTTTGGGTTCTAACGTCGATACCATCACGTATATGGGTATGCAATACATATCTTAAATTTTTTTATTAGTTGAAAATCAACTTTTTTGGTATTTGGTAATATTTATAAGATAAAAATTAGATAATTTCTCATGCAAGAAAATAAAAATTTAGTAGAAGAGGCGCTCATTCAAATGAAAAATGTTGAAGAGGCTATCGCCGAGAATGCAAAAGGAATACTTGCTTCAACTATGAAGGAAGAAATCAACCAATTAGTAAAAGAATCTCTTTCTGAACAAGATGAGATTGAAGACGACGAAGTTGAAATGTCTACAGACGTGGATGACACAGAAATGGACATGGATACTGATAAAATGGATGATTTTTCAGACGAAATTGAAATCGACTTTGAAAATGAACCCGAAACTCAAGATTTAACCGGTTTACCCAACGACGAACTTTTCAAAATCTTCAAACGTATGAATCCTGAGGATTCAATCACCGTAGTAAAAGATGGTAATAATTTACACATCACTGATGATGATTCTGATGTTGAGTATTTAGTCAACATGGGTGAGTCTAAAAACAAAAGACAAACTATGAAAGAAGAAATGGAAGAAGCAACAATCGATGACATTATGGCGACTTTATTCGATGAACCAGGAACTGAAATGGAAGTTGACGTAGATTCTATGGAAGATGATACTGAAACTGAAATGGACGTTGACGTCGATTCTGACGAAATGGAAATGGAAGATGAAGTCATGTATGAAATCGAACTAGGAGAAGATGACGATGAAGCTGATGATGAAGCTGATGATGAAGCTGATGATGAGGCCGATGAAATGGCTGAGTCGGATGATTTAGAAGAAGCTGATGATTTAGAAGAGTCAGATGACCTAGAAGAATCAGACGATTTGGAAGAAGCTGATGATTTAGAAGAATCAGACGATTTAGAAGAAGCTGATGATTTAGAAGAATCAGACGATTTAGAAGAATCTGATGATTTAGAAGAGGGTAATTGGGAAGAGTCTATTGAGGAGTCTTACAATCACAAGAAAGCGATAAAACCTAAAGGTGTTGGAATTGGTAAAGGTCCAAAGTTCTCATACAAGACAACTGCAAAAGGTGGTTTCAAAGAGGACAAAAAAGAAGGTCCTAAAACTATGGGAACTGGTAAGGCTAAATTCGAATACAAGAAAGGTGCTAATATGGAAGGTAAATCCAAGAAAGTTGAAACCAAAGAAGGTCGTCAGGGATACAAAGATAAAGAAGATGAAAAATTGGGAATGAAGCATGGTAAAACAGCTATGAAGCATCTCAAAGGTTCACATTCTAAAAAAGAAAAGTCTCGTAGAGATGACGCGGGTTTCGAAAAAAGAGAAACTAAAGAAGCGGCAAGAACTTACGGTATGGGTTCTAAAGAAGGTAGAGGTCTAAGAAAAGGCATCACCAACAATAGAAACTTTGTGTATGGTTCTAATGGTGTGAAAGTAGAATCTCTTGAAGCAGAAGTTAGTATGTTGAGAGAAAAAAATGATGAGTATAGAAAAGCATTAAATGTGTTTAGAGAAAAATTGAACGAAGTTGCAATCTTCAATTCAAATCTTGCATACGCAACTAGACTTTTCACTGAACACTCAACAACTAAAAAAGAAAAAATAAACATCCTCAGAAGATTTGACGGAGTTGAAACTTTGAAAGAATCTAAAAATCTTTATAAAGCAATCAAAGACGAATTATCAACTGAAGAAACTAAACCAATAACTGAAGCTGTTGAAACAAAATTAAATAAGAATGTTTCTTCAGGTTCAGCAGTGAATCTTATAGAGTCAAAAACCTACGAAAATCCTCAATTCTTGAGAATGAAAGATTTGATGAGTAAGATAAACTAAAAATAAATCAAAAAAATAAAATAATACTACAATGGGAGCATTATTAGAATCAGGTCTTGTTGGTAACATCGGGTTAAAACACCTTAAAGTTATCAAAGAAGACACAATCGGAAAATGGGACAAATTAGGATTCTTAGAGGGTCTTAAAGGTCACATGAGAGAAAATATCGCGCAGCTTTATGAAAACCAAGCTAGCTATTTGATAAACGAAGCTTCAACGACATCTGACACAGGTGCGTTTGAAACTGTGGTTTTCCCTATCGTTAGAAGAGTATTCTCTAAATTGTTAGCTAACGATATCGTATCTGTACAGGCTATGAACTTACCAATCGGTAAATTGTTCTATTTTGTACCTAACATTCAGAGCTATAGTGATACTCCATCACTTCCAGGTCTTTCAGAGCACTACGCACCTTATGGAGCACCAGATGGTCCTGATTCACCAAATAAAGGTTATAACTATAACGATGGAAGAGACCTTTATGATAGATTTTATGAAGGTAACGAACCAGCATTAGACCCACCAGGTTTATTTGACTACTCAAAAGGTTCATTCTCAACAATTACATCGGCAGTTACATCAGTTGTTACAGCAGCTTGGGATAATACTACGTTGAATTTAGTACCAAGCAATTACAACACAACTACTCCGATTGTAGGTAACTCAGCAAGTAACTTCAGAAAAGTTCTTGTAATCATGAGTGGATTCGCACAAGCAGCTGCTGGTAAATTGATTGGTCCTGATGGTAACCCAATTGACACAGAAGCATTCTTGTCTGATTTGACAATTTATGGTGTTTCTAGCAACACAACTACTGCGGGTGGTGGTCCTTATCTTTTCAGAGTAGTAACTCAAAGATATGGTAAGGGTATCGTAGAATACGGTGACAACAATGCTCGGTTAGACTTCCCGAATTCTTTAACTGATGGTGGTCAGTATGATAACATTTGTGATGTGAATGGCAACATTTACTTGGAAATCGACCTTCAAGTTCCAACATGTATTACTTGTGGACCATCTATGGACGGTTATACAGGTTCAACATTCTCATCTAACACTGATTCGAACAACGCATTTACAGCAACTTATAGACTCTATAAGAACTTAGAATTCGAAGATAAGATTGGTGAGGTTTCATTCGACCTTATGTCAGTGACAGTTTCTGTAACTGAAAGAAAATTGAGAGCTCAATGGTCACCTGAAATGGCACAAGACGTCGCGGCATTCCACAACATTGACGCTGAAGCTGAATTGACAGCTTTATTGTCAGAGCAAGTTGCTGCTGAAATCGACAGAGAAATCTTGAGAGACCTCAGAAAAGGTGCGGCTTGGAACTTGAGATGGGATTACAACGGATGGAAGAGATTAGGTAACGGTACTGGTGCTGTTTCTTATACTCAAAAAGACTGGAATCAAACTTTGATTACTGCAATCAACCAATTGTCGGCACAAATTCACAAATCTACTTTGAGAGGTGGTGCTAACTGGATTGTTGTGTCATCTGAGGTTTCTGCAATTTTTGATGATTTGGAATATTTCCACGTATCAAACGCGGCTCCTGAGCAGGACCAATATAACATGGGTATTGAAAGAGTAGGTACTCTCGCTGGTAGATATCAAGTTTACAGAGACCCTTACTTCCCACCAAACCAAGTGTTGATTGGACACAAAGGAACATCGCTTCTTGACACAGGTTACATCTACGCACCATATGTACCATTACAACTTACTCCAACAATGTATAATCCATTCAACTTCACACCAATCAAAGGTATCATGACTAGATATGCTAAGAAAATGGTGAACAACAGATTCTATGGTAGAATCACAGTTGATGGTGTTAGAACATTCGATTTGAAAGAGTTGAGATAATATGGTCTAACCAAAAATATAAAAGGGTCCCTCGGGACCCTTTTTTTATTCTATTATTTTTTTTGAAATTTCAGAGTTTAAAACCGCTAAAGATTTAGATATTAGTTCAGTTTCAATCATTGTGAAAGCACCTTTTTCATATGCGTATTCCAAGGATTTAGTGATAAAAATAATTGATTGTTCCAATGTTAAATCGTCTATTAAATTTCTTAAATCTATAGGAGAATTGTATCCGATAGATTGAAACAAGTATCCAATTGGTTGATTATTAGTTTCCATATTTAAATTTTGAGATATTTATAAATAATAATCGATTGGAATGAGAAAAACAATAAAAGAGGCTACAACATCAGCTAGCTCGGGTAAATTCAAAGTACCTGTAGTGTTAGCACCTCAAATTTGGAAAGACAATCAATTGGGCCCCTTCACGGATAAAGTTTATCATTATGATAATGCAGAATTGGCTTATGAAGAAGCGGATGGTGATTATTTAGAGTCACCTGAAGAAAGAGAAGAAATCGAAAATAAAACTGATAAAATTTCTCAGGTGGACATGTATCTCAAACAATTTTACACAGGACAAAATGATGAAGAGGGGTCTGCTTTGAACCCCACAATGTCTGGTTTACCTCCTGAGGTGGCTGATTTGGTGAATCAAACTTTGGAGGAACAACTAATCAAAGAAGATTTAGCCGTGTGGTTCGGAACGAAAAAAAAACCCAAAGGAAGTAAACAACCTAAAGGTCCATGGGTGAATATATGTAGAAAGGAAAATGGTAAACATCCCCCTTGTGGTAGAAAAAATGCATCATCTAAGGCATATCCGAAATGTAGAGCCGTTCATGTTGCTTCAAAAATGAGTGATTCCCAAAAAAGAGCTGCCTGTCAGAAAAAGAGGAATGCTGAAAAAAAGGAGCCTAAAGTTGGTAAAGGTAATAAACCGACGATGTCTTCATATATGCCAAGAAAGGAATCTTTGGAAAGATTGATTAGGAGAATAATTAAAGAGAATTATTAGTCACCCTTTTAAGAATATCCTCTAAGGAATGTTGAATATTACTTCTCATTTCTTTTTCGAGAACTTCTCTTCTGTTTTCTAATTCCGAGTCGAATAGTTCTATGAGTTCAGAATATAAATCTGAATTTTCAATGTATACGCTGTAACTATATACGTGATTGATAAGAAATAAAGTTCTTTGATGTATCACAATGAACATTCCAAAATTATCATTTTTGATAAACCTTTTCAATGAACGTGGAGCAAATGTCAATCGAGATTCAGATTCTTTTATTAAATTCTTACAAATCTCAACGGAGGTTTGTTCCTCGTAAGTCACTTCGGGATGTGGGTCAAATTTTTCTTGAAGATAGAGATAAACCTTGTAGAGTAATTTTGGTACGTAACCGACAATTTTCTTTTCCATGAAACAAAAATATGGGAAAATTTTAAATTAACAATAAGAACCTGAACAATGTTTTTTACCATCCAATCCTGGCATTGAACCTTTACAAACCTGAACCGCATATCCATTTGCGTATGCACTTGGATAGACTTTGAATTTAGCCTTTGCCGCTGCTTTACCTCTTGCACAAAGTTTTGTTCCTGTTTTCTTCTCCCCCTCACT